AAGCTGTATTTCAAACCCTCCCACGCTGGTGAGATGGTCTAAATTCAAAATAATTCGGGCCTGTACGAAAAGCGCCTCATAGAGCGCGCCCTCCAAATCAACCTCCGAAATGCAAAGCCCATGACAGGGAGCGTGTTCCTCGACCCTCGTGTACTGGCAGAAAAAGACGGGCCGCTTGGCGGGGCTTCGCTGCATCGCGTGACCGCAGCAGCCGCAGAACACCTTGCCGCGCAGCGGGTAAACGCTGACGTTCCGCTGAACGCCTTTCGCCCCGTGGCGCTGGGCCTGAACCTCCTCGAACACTTCCTTGCTGATAATCGCCGGATGATGATCGGGAATTTTGATCCACTCGGTTTCGTCCTTTAATTGCCTTCGGTTGCTCCCGACCTCTTTCACTGCGCTTTTCCCAATGACGTAAGTTCCAATGTAGCGTTCGTCTCTCAGCAGACGAATCAGGGTTGAACGGCTCCATATCCCGCGGCTTCGGGACAGATCGTTCATGCCCTGCCCGTTCGCGGCCTTGTGCTCGCTGGGCGTCTGGATTTTTCGTTTGAACAGCTCCCCAATCATCTCCTGCTTACTCTTGCCGCTCCGCGCCAGCTCGAAGATCAGGCGCACAACCGGGGCGGTTTCCTCGTCCGGCTCCAGCCGCCCGTCCGCCCCTTTTCGATAACCGTAGGGACAGATTTTGCTTTGGTATTCACCGCGCCGGAATTTTACACAATTGGCGCTCTTGTGCTTGATTGAGAGGTCGCGGCTGTAAAATTCCGCGGCTAGATACTTGAACGCCACATTGATACCGCCAGTGTCGCCGTGCAGCCGGTCGCTGTCAAAATCGTCGTTGACGGAGATAAAACGGACGCCGTACAGCGGGAACACGCGCTCCATAAAGTAGCCGACCTCGATGCTGTTCCGTCCCAGGCGGGAAAAATCCTTGACAAGAATGCAGTTGATGTTTCCCGCCCGAACCGCCTCCAAAAGCGCTTGCACAGCCGGACGCTCAAAGTTTGTGCCGCTGTAGCCGTTGTCCACAAACTCCGCGACCTCCGCGTTGGCGATTTCCATCGCGTCCGCGTAGGCGTGAAGCGCCCGCCGCTGGTTCTCAATGCTCAGGCTTTCGGTCTTGCCGTCCTCGACGGAGAGCCGGATATACAGGGCGGTCACATAGGGCGTCGCGCTACACATCGTCCAGCGCCTCCATCAATTCCTCGAATTCGTCCACGAAACGGAATTGAACGGAAATGTCCTCCGGCCCGTTGACCGTGACGCGCTCGATCACCTGGTCGACCAGCGCGGCGGTCAGGACGGTATCACCGTCTACAGCGGCCAGCCGCTCGGCCAGTGTGAAATACTGCGTTACCCTGCGTTTCAAAGAATTTTGCCGTTCCAAAAGCTGCCGGACGCGCTCCGCCGCCTCGTGAATCTTCCGGTTGTAGCCCTCTTTCAGCTCCATGTACTCCGCCTGGGTCAGCACACCATCGGAAAAATTCTGATAAAGACCGGCCCGGTACGCCCGGTTCTTCTCCGTCTCGCGGCGGAGTTTTTCGATCTCGCGTCCGGCCTCCGCCTCTTTGGCGGCGAGCTTGGCGTCCCGCTGTTTCAGCCGCAGGCTGTTCCCGGCGACGGTTTCCGCCTCCCGCCGGATAATCGTCAGGATGGTTTCAAACAGTTTGCTTTCAGAAATCGTGAGTATGCCGCCCTTACAGGCTCCCGGCGCGACTTTTTCATTGGTAACGCAGTGATAGACGTACCGTTTCTTCCTTCTGTGCCGGTTGAGCGGCCTGCCGCAATGCCCGCAGAAAACGCGCCCGCACAAAAGGTTCTCGGTGTAGGGAATCCGTGCGCTCGCCGTATATTTTACCGACCTCTCCCTCCGCGCCGCCTGCGCCCTGGCGAACAGCTCCCGGCTTACAATCGGCTCATGCGTGTCCCGCACAACGATCCATTCCTCCGGCGCGGTAAAAACCCGTCTGCCTCCCACGATCTTTGTCTTGCCCTGCGCCATGTCGCCGGTGTAAACCGCGTCCGCAAGAATCTCCGCGACCGTCCAGGTCTGCCACTGGCCGCTGCCGGCCTGCGTTTGACCGGAGAGCAAACCGGCCTGAATCTGGTAAAGCCTCGGACACAGGACGCCGCTCTCGTTGAGCCGCAGGACGATCCGGTTCAGCGCCACGCCCTCCGCCGCCCACTGGAAAATCTGCCGGACGACCGGCGCGGTGTCCTCGTTGACCAGCAGGCGGTGGCAGTTGTCCGGGGCCTTTTTGTAGCCGTAGGGAGGCCGTCCGCCGACAAACGCGCCCTCCTTCATCGCCTGATGCTGCTGGGCGCGCACCTTGCGGCTGATATCGGCGGCGTATGCCTCGTTCATCATGTTTTTCAGCGGCACAATGATATGACTGCCGCTGTTGTCGTTCTCTTCGCTGTCATACTGGTCGTTGACCGCGATAAAGCGGATGTGGTGCAGCGGAAAGTATTTTTCGACGTAAAACCCGGCGTCAATCGCGCTGCGCCCCAGCCGGGAGAGGTCTTTCACCACAACGCAGTCGTCCTGGCCGGCCTCTAAATCCGCCAGCATCCGTTGGAACGCCTCGCGCTCGAAGGTGCGGCCCGTGACGCCGTTGTCGGTGTAGACGCCCGCGATCTCGATGTCCGGGCAGAGGGACAGATACGCCTCCATAATCTCCCGCTGGGTTTCCAGCGAATCGCCGCGCTTGCCGTTAAATTCCACCGAGAGACGGATGTATAAGGCCGCTCTCCAGACCTTTGGCGCGACCGGCGCGGTTGGGACAGGCGCGGTTGGGACAGGCGCGGCCTTCCGGCTCTTTCTGGCCATTCAGACCGCCTCCCTTGCCTCCAGCTTTGCCAGCATATCTTCGTACTCGGCCTGATAGCGGAAGGTAATCTCCAAATCCTCCTTGCCAAGCACCTTGATAGACTGGATCAGCCCGATCACTGTCCGGCGGTCCAGCTTGGCAGAGCCGGAAAGTTCCTGATACCGTTCCAGCCAGCGCCGCTTCGTCCCGCCGGATTCCGTCTCCAGCTCCTGACGAAGCTGGCTGATTGCCGACTGGGCCTGCTCGATCTGCGCGGTGAAGCGCGCCTTGTGGTCGCGATATTCCTCCTTCGTGAGAATACCGCTGGCAAAGTCCTCATAGAGCGACGCCCGGTACTGCCGCGCCTGCTCCAAACGGGCCTCGTTCTCCGCGATCCTCGCTTGACAGGCGCTGGCCGCGTCCTGTTCCAGCTTCTCTGCGTCGATGCTGTCCATCAGCTTTTGAAGGGACAGGACGCTTTGAATATGGGCTTGCAGGCTTTCCTGCACGCACTTTGTGAGCGCGTCCTCCCGAAGCAGCACGGGATGCTCGCAGCCGTGCTTTTTCCCGGTGGGACAGCGGTAGTAATACCGCTTTTTGTCACCGAAGGTATTGGTCTTGCGGGTCATGCGAGCGCCGCAGGAGCCGCAGATCAGAAGGCCGGAAAAGAGATATACCGTATCCCCGTGCGGGGCCGTCCGGGTATCCAGTTTCGAGAGCTTCTGAACCAGCTCGAAATCCTGCCGGGAGATAATCGCCTCATGGGCGTTTTCCGTGCGAACCCATTCGGCGGCGGGCTTTCGGATCACTTCCTTCAGCTTGTAGTTGTACGTCCCCTGTTTCCCTTGCAGGAGGACGCCGGTATAGGTTTCGTCGTTCAGAATGCGCAGCACCGTGTTGGCCGACCACTTCGGGTCTGGCCGGTCGGAAAAGCCGCCCGTCGGATGGGGCAGGCCCCGGCTGATCTTGTACGCCAGCGGCGAGGGGACGCCCTGCCGGTTCAGCTCCTCCGCGATCTTCAGCGCGCTGGCCCCCGCCAGACGGCGGCGGTAGATATCCCGAATGACCGTGGCCGCTTCTTCATCCACGACGAGCCGGTTCCGGTTTTCGGGGGATTTCCGATAGCCGTAGACCGGACAGGCCCCAACATAGTCCCCCTGTTTCCGCTTGGTCTGAAGGGCGCTCCGGGTTTTGACGGAGATGTCATGAGCGTAGGCGTCGTTGAGGATGTTTTTCAGCGTGATGGTCAGATCGTCGCCGTTTCGCTCGTTCGCTGTGTCAATGCTGTCGTTGACCGAGATGAAACGGACGCCGCAGGCCGGGAAAACCCGTTGGAGGTAGCGCCCGGTTTCGATATACTCCCGCCCCAGGCGGGACAGGTCTTTGACGATCACGCAGTTGATCTTCCCGTTCTGGATGTCCTTCATCATTTCCTGGAATGCCGGACGGTCGAACAGGACGCCGCTGTAGCCGTCGTCCACGCGCTCCGAGACGATTTCAATGTCCGGGTGGGACGCGGCGAAGTCCTCGATCAGCTTCTTCTGGTTGGCAATGCTGTCGCTTTCCACGCTCCCGTCCGGCGCGTAGGAAACACGCAGATAGGCGTCCGCCTTGTATTTGGGCATAAAAAAATCACTCCTTTGCATAGCCGGACTTTCCCCGCGGATGCAAGAGTGATGAAGGTTTGCCCTATGAAATTCTTTTTCCGATTGTCAGTATAGCATACCTCCACGGGAAAGTCAACACAGTAAAGCGCTAAATTGATACTGATTCTCGATTAAAAAGTTTAATCGAGAATCCCGCGTGCTTCGCACGCTTGCAGCGCGCCGGCGGCGCGCTGCGCCGTCTCATAAAAACCTGACGCGCTTCGCGCTATAAAAAGCTCTTTGCGCTTTTTATCAGGTTTTAGTATAAGACCTGTTTCAAACAGTCCTCCAGCGACGGGCCGTCCTCGGCGTACTTTGCGTGGATGGTAAAGTCGCCGCAGCGAAAGAGGTAGGGATTTTTGATCTGCCGGACAAACTCGGCAATCCGTTCCTCACGGGGAAGATCCGGGTCTACGGACACGTCCCGGATATCGACCAGCTCGCTCTTGTCGTATGCGGGAAAAGGGGTTGAAGAAGTAGTTTTCATCTCGTAAGCCT